CTGGTTTGATAGAAACGAGAGTAAATAATGGTACAAAAGAAGTATTTGAAAGTATTGAACAAGACAGTCGCAATATTGACAGTCTTGATGATGGCTTACAGTTGCAGTCTAATCCCTAAAAAGGTAGACGTAGTAGCAAAGCCCGTAGAAAGACAGATTGCACAACCAGTTCTACCTAGAGAATTAAGTCTTAAAGCGCCGTATTGGTATGTCGTTTCTGACAAGAATATTGATAAATTTTTGGAAAGAGTGAAGAAAGAGGAAGGTAGATTAGTTTTTGTAGCTATGTCTGTTCCAGACTACGAACTTATGTCTTACAACATGCAAGAACTGAAAAGATACATAAAAGAATTGAAAGAAGTTGTCGTTTACTATAGAACCGTAACAACTAATTAGGAGAAAAAATGAACATATCTAAAGAAGGTATTGCTTTGTTAAAAAAATTTGAAGGGTGTGAATTACAAGCTTATCAGGATAGCGTTGGTGTCTGGACAATAGGGTACGGTCATACAAAAGATGTAAAAGAGGGATTGAAAATCACACAAGAAGAAGCCGAAGTTATGTTACAAGAAGAAATGCCTGAGTATGAAGAATACGTCAAAAAATATGTGACGCACCCGCTTGAGCAACATCAATTTGATGCTTTAGTCTGTTGGACTTATAATTTAGGACCAAACAATTTAAGAAACTCAACTATGTTGACCGTTTTAAATCAAGGTAGACTAAATGATGTTTCTTTTGAAATGCAAAGATGGAATAAAGCTGGGGGCGAGGTTTTAAAAGGCTTAGTCAGGAGAAGGAAAGCAGAGTCTTTGTTGTTTCAAGGTAAAGATTGGCATGAGGTATAGATGGCGTTACAAAAGGCACAGTTTAAGCCTGGAATAAATAGAGAGGGGACTGCATACGATAACGAAGGCGGTTGGTTTGATTGCAACCTTGTGCGTTTCCGTATGGGCCATCCAGAAAAGTTTGGCGGCTGGTCAAAACTTTTAAATACTACATATCAAGGAACCGCTAGAGCTTTACACAATTGGATCTCTTTGGCTGGTACAAAATTTTTAGGCGTAGGCACTCATTTCAAATATTATGTAGTAGAAAACAACGCAAGTTTTTCAGATATAACGCCGATAAGAAAAGAGAGTACAAATAGCATAACTTTTTCTGCTACCAATGGTTCATCTGAATTGACCGTATCAGATACGGGTCATGGAGCAGTGCAAAATGACTTTGTTAGTATTGAAGGAGCTATTTCTTTAGGTGGCAACATTACTGCAGCTGTATTGAATCAGGAGTATCAAATCACTTCTGTTGTTGACGGAGACTCATACAAAATTACAGCTAAAGACACATCAGGAAACACAGTAACAGCAAACTCTAGCGATTCAGGTAACGGTGGAGCAGGCGTTGACGGTTACTATCAAATAAATACAGGTCTAGATTTATTCGTGCAATCTACTGGTTGGGGTGTAGGCGCTTGGGGATCTGGCGGCTGGGGTTCTTCGACTCCGCTTTCTGCAACTAATCAGCTTAGGTTATACACGCACGATAATTACGGAGAAGACTTAGTTTTCAACGTAAGAGGAGGCGGTATTTACAGATGGGATCAAAGCGTCGGTTTACCTAGTAGCGCTGCTTCTACAGAAAACACAAAAAGAGGCCAGGAGCTTTCTGGTATTGCTGGAGCCAATCTTGTCCCCACCCTTGGTTTACAAGTATTAACCTCTGAAATAGATAGACATCTAATAGTTCTCGGCGCAGATCCACTTAATACTGCGGGTACAGCCAGAACGCAAGCTATAGATCCTATGTTTATTGCTTTCAGCGACCAAGAAGATTTACTTGAGTTTGAACCAAAACTAACTAATACAGCAGGTTCTTTGCGTTTATCTTCAGGATCGCAAATTATGGGAGCAGTTAAATCAAGACAAGAGATTATAATTTTTACCGACACATCTGTTTACAACATGCAGTTTGTAGGACCGCCTTTTACTTTTGCAGTCAACTTGATAAACGAATCAACCGGTCTTGTAGGTCCAAAGGCAGCCGTTACTGCCCCTGACGGCGTGTATTTTATGTCTTACGATTCTTTTTACACTTACAACGGTACCGTAGCAGAGCTGCCTTGTACGGTTAAAAATTATGTCTTTAGCGATATAAACAACTCACAAATATACAAAGTACAGGCTTTCACTAATAACAAACATTCAGAGGTTGGTTGGTATTATCCATCAGCTAGTTCTTCAGAGATAGATAGATACGTTATTTATAATTATAGAGACAGAATCTGGTATTACGGACAATTATCAAGAACAGCTTGGCTTGATGCTGGTATAGAAAATTATCCGCAGGCTGTATCAGGCGGTTATTTGTATGAACACGAGGATGGTTTTGATGACGACGGTTCAGAGATGACTAACGTATTTATTGAATCTTCAGACTTTGATATTGGGGAAGGTGATTCGTTTTCTTTCATCAGAAGGCTCATACCAGATATTAAATTTTTAGATAATGATTCTGGTTCTACTGTCAATATAGTAACCAAAACAAGAAATTTTCCAGGAGATACTTTGACTACGGTTGATACATCAACGGTAACTCCAACCACACAACAAACACACATAAGAGCCAGAGGCAGACAGATTGCCTTGAGGATTGCTTCCAACGACGGTCAAGAATCAAACCAAGGTGTAGGTTGGCGTTATGGTTCCACCCGATATGACGTGGTAAGAGATGGTAGAAGATAATGGCAAAGCTTCTAGAAACAAGATTACCGATTGCAAATGGCGAGGTAACAGCAGAATTATTTAATAGATTAGTTCGTATTTTAGAGATCAACTTAGGTAGTTTTGACCCGAACAATACGCTACAATTGACAGAAGCTGAGCGTGATACGCTTAAATTTAATGAAGGTTCATTAATATTTAATACGACCACAAACAGCTTACAATTATTCGATGGGGTAGAGTTTGTTAATTTAAGCACTCCCTTCGCCTTACTAACAGTGGCTAACGAAAACGTTAAGTTCCCTGCCTTTATGACTGCTTCCGTTGGGGCAGTAACAGTTACGATTACATAATATTATGCAAGAATTACAAAACAGTTTGAGTGGTATTGCAAAGTTAGGAAGGTTTGGGGACGATACCTTAGCCCACTTGAGTACAGGTGAGATGGTTATACCGCCTAATACTCTGGATAAAAAATTACAAAAACAATTACAAAACGACCTAGCCGCTAAAGGCGTAGGTATAGATAGAATTACGGTTGGATCTGCAAATAATTCAATCAACCCGCAAACTGGTTTACCAGAATTTTTTAGCATAAAAGATATAGGAAAGACCCTCAAAGGCGTAGGCAAAGGCGTAAAGAAGTTTGTCAAAGGCGCTACCAAAAAACCTGGTTTGAAAAACTTATTAGGAGTTGACGGCAAGCTTGGAGCTAAGTCTTTAGCAAAAGGATTAGAAAAAAGAGTCAAAGACGCTGCACCTTACGCAGTTGCAGTAGGCTTGAGTCTTGCACCAGGTTTACAAGGATTAGGAGCTGTAAAACTTGGAGCTTTGGTTGGTGGTGTTGCAGGCGCTACTGATCCACTAGTAAAAGGTAAAAAGGCAAAAGATATTTTAAAAGGTGGAGCTGTAGGAGCCGCTTTAGGAGCTGCCGGAGGAGCGATTGCAGATGCAGCTACAAATTCAATAGCAAGAGCAGCCAACGCAAATAAGCTTGGAGCTATAAGTCCAGATCTAAAACTAGAGTATCAAAACTTGATAAAAGCTGGCGATATTTCTAAAGCAAACGCACTTCTGACAAAGAATTTACCTTCAGTTGCACCAACAAGTAGTTTACCAGCAGGAGGCGGTACAGCAACATTACCTAGCGGCCAAGTGGTAGAAAACATGATTAGTAGTTTCGATCCAGCTACTTTATCTTCTACTCCCTCAGCCTCTCAGTTAGCTCTTACAACTCCAACCGCTTTATCAACAGGTATACAAGCTTTAGATACAGGTAATACTTTTGAAGATTTTCAAAGAAGGCAAGGTGTTGAGCCAGCAAGTTCAGATGACGTAGTTGCTGCAAACGAAGAAAAAAGTTTAGCAGATCAAGCAAAAGATTATTTTTACGATAAATTAAATTTAGATAGAGCAAAAGACGATCCTTTTGGTTTCGTTTTTGATGATTTATTAGGCTTTGATGATGATGGTGGGCTTGGAACATTATTTGACCCGTCGAAAGGTGGCCTAGACCCTCAAGCTTTAGCTTTGGCCACCGCCTACGGTAAAGCCGTTGAAGAGGCTACAGAAAGGACAAAAGGCGGCATAAAAGACGTAAGAACAACAATCAGACCTGATCTGAAGCCACAACCTGTTTATGGCAGCGGTGGCTTTGATCTAGGCCTTGGACCGAAAAGAAAAGTAGGACTACCAAGGAGAATGATGGCAACTGGCGGTTTAGCTGAGCTGGATATGCGTAATGGTGGTGATGTTAATGGTCCTGGTACCGGTACGTCAGACGACATACCAGCTATGCTAAGTGACGGCGAGTTTGTTATGACTGCAAAAGCTAACAACGGTGCTGGTGGATTTAAGATATCAAAAACAAAAACAGGAATAGAACTTTTAAAAAACGGCAGTCCAGATAGAGAAATGGGTGCCAAAAACATGATGAAGTTAATGAGAATTTTTGAAGGAGTAGCGTAATGATAGGATTTTTTCAAAAACCAAACTTGGGTATTAGCATGTTAGATGCGCCAGGTTCTGTAGACCCTAGGCTTGAGACACAAGATATAGTCGAAATACAATCAGATCCTTTATTAAGGTCCTTATACTTTGGTACTGCACAAACACCAGGGTTCTTTAATCAGTTACAACAGGCGGCAGCCGATAGATTACAAACAGATATTCCCCTTAGAGAAACTATTGGTCTGTCGCCGATAGAAGAAAGAGCGATACGTCTAGGTGAGGCTGAAACAGGAGCATTCGATAAGTTCTTAGGTAGACAAGAAGATCTCTTAGGCGACGCACAACAACAATATCTGACAGGACTAGAAACACTCAGGGGTGCGGTTGGTAGAGCTTACGACCCAACTTCTGCAAGTAAATTTATGGACCCCTTTGAGGATGCAGTTGTTCAACAAACTATCAGAGATTTCAACCGTAAAGCTGCTATTGAAGATCAAGGTATGCTTGCGGACGATATTGCTAGAGCTGGAGAAAGTGCTTTTGGTTCTAGAGGCAGATTAAAAAGAGAAGAAGTGGAGGCTGCTAGAGGTGAAGGATTAGGCAGGCTTTTATCTGGCATTAGATCACAAGGTTTTGAA